TATGTTGTACCTGTTGTCCAGTTTCTTCTAGGTATTACTCTAGAAATATCTGAAGTTGTAATTCGTTTAGCTGCGATTACATCATCAAAAAAATAAAACTCATCTGATACTGAATCAGCTGGTGTTAATGGTGATGAATCGGTGCCTTCGTATTGTGTTCTACTGTCTCCACCTGTTGATGTTGCGAAGGCTTGTGGACGACCTATTGCCAAATAGTAAATATTTGGACTTGATTCTGAAAAAGATTCTACAAAATTACTAGTATTGTGTAATCTAAATTTGTTTGTTATAATTGCCGGCATGTTTTTATCCTCAAACTCTAAATGTTACTATTATTTATACAAGATTAATTATAGTTTATCTTAATTTCTGTAGGAAAAGCTATATTAGTTCTTAGAAAATCATTTTCTATATCACCTAAAACTACACCCTCTCCATCAATACTTGTATTTTTTGTACCTTGAACACCCATAGTACTAAACATAGTGTTCATTTCTCCTATTGTAAACTCTTGAATATATTTTCTTTCAGTAGAATCATTACCTACAGCTCCTGTCTGTGGTATCGCACCACCACTAAACATAAATGGGTGTCTATTAAAACTTCTAAATCGTTGACCTAAACCTGAACCAAATTTGAGACCTGTAACACTTCTATGTGATATATCATATTGTTGAACAGATTGTTGTCTTATTATATATTGTCTTTTTAAAGTAACATCTCTAGTATTTGCTGTAAAGTGTTCACTTGTAGTATCATCTAAATCTACACCTACACCAACATGTGAATTACTTCTTAGTGTTGTGCCGTCATCTACTGTACCTAATCTGCGACCAAGTATTGTAGAGAATAGAGTATTAATAATTAATGCAAGTCCAATATGTTCTACACCTGATACTGCACCTTCAAGCGGTGTTTGTAGTCTAGCATTTAATTGAGTTTCAATATTTACTTGACCTGTTACATAGAAACCTGTAGGATGTATTGTATCTTTAAATGTTTTTCTCCAATCTACAATTGCACGACCTACTTTTATTACATAAGAAAAATCTTGATAGTATAAACTATCTTGTACTTTCATTGTTGATTCTGATACATGTCCATCTTCATTTAAGAATACGCCATCTGTATCAACAATAGTACCAACAGTTGTAGAAGCTGTAGCAGTATCAACCCTTCTAATTGTTCCTGTTTCAGTTGATGTTGCACCTGTTAAAGTAACTCTTGTATCAAATACACCTGTTGGACTAGAAATCTCCATAAGTCCTCTAGATGAATCCCATGCATTAACAGTTGCACTTACAGTTGTAGAACCATCTGTTCCTAAACCACTAACAGTTTCACCTACTGTAAAGTTACCTGAAGCACCTGTTACAATTAATTGAGTTGGTAAAGTTAATGTAGGTGGAGTTGGACTATCTTCATAATCTTTTCCATATTCTACTACTTTTAATTTTATAACTTTTCCTATTTCTGAACCATAAAGATGTAATGTACAACCACTACCACTTGTACTTGTAATTGAAGTTGTTGGTAATGTACTCATACCAAAACCTGCATTTATAATTCTTACATCTGTAACATCATTATTGCCTGTTCCAGATTCTTGTACAAATTTATCACCTGTATAATTGTCATCTGACTGTGTAGCGTCTTCTAAGATAATATGGTCAAAAGTTTCCATACCATATGTTGATATATCTCCGGTTTCAGGAGCGATACCACCATTTACAACAGAAATTTTTGCCGAACAAGCACCACCTGTATCGTGGGTAAAGTTTACAACATCTCCTATTTCATAACCACTACCAGCGTTTCCTACAAATATGTCTGTTAAACTTCCTAGTCCTACTTCACCTATTTGTATATTTGCACCAGAACCACCTGTATTTGAAATTGTAACTGTATCACTTGTTGAATAGTTTGCACCATCATTTGATATTGTTAAAACTGATGGTATAGATGTTAATACTAATTTTATATAAGTATCATCTGTATCTGATGATGTTCCTTGTATAGTTTCATCAGCAGTAAAAGTTCCTGTTATTGTATCTTCATTTAAAATAAATTCTGTTGTATTAACACCAGCAATATTAAATGTGTTTATTGTTTCTACAACAGCAGTAGCTTCTGATGTAACACCTGTGATTGTTCTGCCAATTAAATCATTTGGAGTTCCTACTGTTGATACTGCTCTTAATATTTTTTTACTATCAAACTTTCCGTCTGACACTCTAAGCATATTTTCTCTAGGATAAATTGTTTCAGAGTTTTCATTAAATAACATTTTAAAAAATACTTCATTTGCTTTAGCAGTACCTTTTGCAAGATAAACTGAACGAATATTTTTTATTAAATTTCTTTTATTAATATTATCATCTAATTTTTCAGGCAATGTTGCCATAAATTCATTTCTAAATTTAGTTAAGAAGTTTGATAAAACTTTATCTGGGTCTCTGAAGTTTGTAAGTTGTTGAATGTTCTGTACAGGATTAGCTCTATAATTATCGAGTATTGCACTTGCTGTTGATGTTGCACCTACAATAGTTTCACCATCTACAAATTTATCTTGTGCTGAAATAAAAAGTTTACCATTACTTAAATCTTCTACAAGAATAGTTGCTGTTGCACCTGATGTAGAACCTGTTATAATTTCACCTTTTTCAAACTTACCAAAAGATGATGATTCTTGTAATACTTTATCACCAGAACCTTCTTGTGTATTGCCTGATGAAATATGAGAAGCGTCTAATATTAATTTATTTGGATGTAAATCTGTTTCACTTTCTAATAGTACACCATCAGTTGTTTCAACACTTGTTACAGAAATTTCTGCCGATTCCATGAATGTATAATATTGTTTTATAAATTCTAAAAATTTAGGATGTTCATCTAAAACAAAATCAGGGGCCTGATGTTTTATTAATGTAGATAATTTATTATTAAATTTTGCCATTAGTAACTAGATGTGGTTGTATAAGTTGTTCCACCATCTGATGTACCACTTGCAAAAGAATCTGTCTCTACTGTTACTTGTGAATTAGCAACATCTATTTGTAATATTTGGTCTCTTACTGGTATAACATCATTTGAATTTGGTTTAACTGTAAGTTCTATAACAGTTGAAGCACTACCTCTAATATTTGATATTGAAGCAATATTTAATGATGTTAAAGTAATTTGTCCTGTTGTATAATTAATTATACCTTGTGTATTATTTTCATAAGTCTTAACACCACTTACTAAATAAAACATTCTAATATTTCCTTGGCCATCATCATTTAAAAACATTTCGTTATCACTACCTTGTATTTTAAATCCTGTTGATTCTAAAATACCACCTGCACTTGTATTATGACCTGAATGAGGATTGTATAATGCATTTCTAAAATAAACTTGATATGTTATTGCACTATCTATTGTAGGTGTAAAATCTTTTCTAATTTTTAAAGTTGTTATATTTGATAATATGGATGTATCTGTATCATCTATATCTTGCATTAATTGTGAGTATCTAAATAGACCTTCAAATTTTTGTAAATTAGTTGTACTATAAGTTGAAAGTGTAGCTATAACATTTGACCTTATTGTATCACCTGTTTTAGTTGTTGCATTTTGATTATACTTAACATTTGATGTTAAGATTATAGAAGTTGTTTCCGGTGTTACAATTACAGGTGTTACTGAAGCAACATTATATTTTTTTAAGTTATCTACAATATTTTGTTTTGTTGCCTCTGTTAAAGTTGAACCTGATTTTGGAACAATACCAATATAAACTGAACCATAAACAGGAGTTTCAGCATCCTCTCCACCATATGCACTTATTGATTCTGCATTAGGATAAAAAGTTTGTGTTAAAGTTTCATAGTCTTTAACTGTAACTGCTCTATTTTGTGATTGATATTGTAGAGGTGCATTAAATCTAATTGAGTTATTACCTTGTGCAATACTTCCGCCTTGTGCTGTAGATACAGTTGAAATTGAAACATCTGTAAATCCACCTACTGTGCCACCTAAACTAAATGATGAAGCACCATTAGCTGCATCCTTATTAGTTACAATATATTCTAAAATTATAATGTTGCCATCTGTTACTGATTTACCTAAAACACCATCACCAAAATAAACTTCAAATCTGCCATCATCACATTCTTGTAAGAAATAAACTTTTGATGTTGAATCTAACTCTGTTAGTGTTTGAGATTTTGTATATGTATTTGTTGTTGTATCAGTAGATGAGTTTTGTACTTTAACTGTTAATAAATTTGTATCTGCTAAATTACTTGGTATAATAAATTTTTGGTCTACATCTGAAGAATCTACTGTGTATTGAAAATTAACATTTGTTCCTTCATAAATTGATACATTTGAAAACTTATAAACACCATCAGTTGGTTGCATTGTAATATCTTCATTTGTTAAAAAGGTATAAGTTATTCGGTCAATAACAGTAGTAAAGGTAGTTCCTTTTGCCATTGTAACTGAAGCAACAGTTGTAGGAACATTATTAAGAGTTATATCAATAGTTGCTAATGGTGATGTAACTGATGTAGGCGTATAGCCTAACTGTCTTGCTAATGCAACAACATTTTTACGAATGTCTGCACTATCAAGATATAATTCGTTTGATAACATGTTGGCATTAAATGATAGGTAATGTGTATTGTATGCTAACAAGTCTAACAATACTGACATACCTGAACCTTCAAAATCATAGTCTGAAAATTCTGCTTGATTTTGTAAGAATGTTTTTAGATTGTCTCTTATACCATCATAGTCTAATTCAGAAACATCTAGTCTATTACTAATTGCATTTGCCATTTTATCTTAATCTCTCTAAAAATGTGTCTACTATTACTGGTTCTTGTGAACCTTTTATTATAAAATGAATACTAACTCCATAAGCATTTTTATCTTCTTGATTATTAATTACAATATCACTTAAAGATATTCTAGGTTCATATTCATTCAATACCTCTGCAATTTTAAGTTGCATAAAGTGTGATGTTAATTCTGTCATAGGTTCAAATAATAAACCTCTGATACCAGAACCAATCTCTGGCCTAAATGGTCTCTCATAATTATTAGTATTAATTAAGTTTCGTACACTTCTCTTAATAGCTTCAGCGTCTGTAAGTTTATTTACATCTTTAGTTACTGAATTTAAACCAAAGTCTAAATCTAGGTCCTTGAAAGTCCTACTAGTTCTATTAGATTCGTTTGTATTTGTAGCGTCCCATTTTGGCATAACGCTAACTATTTATACAGACTAGGCTGTTCTTTTCCACATATAGACAACAATATATGGTTGAACATTATTATGAGCGCTTCCACTACCTGTATTTGATACAGTAGGATTAACATCATAGTTCTCTCCAGCTAATCTAGAATTATATTGATGATTCTCATAAGAGTGTCCACTTCTTGAAATATTTCCTGAAATTGTATGAGTATGAGCTGGTAATTCAGCAATAGATAATGTATGTGTTTTAGACCCACCTGTTTCTTCTGCCGTATCAAAGTCTGTATCTGAAGAATCAATACCTATAAGAACACGACCTGCACCGAAAGATGACCATGTACCAAATCCTAATAGTGTTGCTGGATTTGTTGCATTACTACAATTCATATAAATTGAACCTACAGGATATGCATTTGCAATTGTAGCAGTTACACCTGTTAATGTTGTAAATGAAACTTGACCACTACCATTTGTGGACATAACTTGTCCACTTGTGCCATCAGTTGTTGGCATTACATATGTACCATCTCCGCCTAAATGTGTGAAGTTAGCATCCAATTCAGTATGAGTTAATGCTGTTCCTTTAGCACTTCTTTTTGTTATTGCCATTTTTAATCCTCAAGTGTCGTTTGATTTTCTACTGTATCACTAAAATATTGTCCTACATATGATTGTATAACATTATTTATAGTGCCTGGATTATTTTCTAAATAATCATCTAACACATATTGAAATACAGATGTTTCAGTATTAAAATCTACATCTGGGTCTTTTATTTTAGTTCTATCAAAATTTAGTGAAACAGTTGTGCCTGTAAAAGCAATATTAACTGTCGTATCTTCATCTACACCAGTTGTAGTTATTGTACGAAAAGAATCTAAGTCGCTAGTTCTAAAAAAAGTAATACCATTTTCTGTAACTTCTGGCATTATGCACCACCTTGAGCCGCAAATACATTAGGAGAACCATGTGCAATTACTGTGGGGTGAAAACATGGTAAATGACCTGATGTAGGACTACCTTTTGTTGCAATAGGTTTTCCATTTACAAATACACTACCTTGTAATGGTACTGCTGTATCTGTGCATGCTGTCTTATCACCGAATCTAACAGTCGGTTGACCATTAGTAAATACATTAGGAGAACCTGATATAAATGGAGTTGCATGATAAGTTGATAAGATAGGCACACAAATATGACCTGCATGAAAATCACCTATTGCTAATGATGTACCACCTACTAGTGGTACGCCTGGTATTGGAATTGCTGTTGCTCTTGTTACCGGTCTACTCATATCACTATTTATACAATTAATGAAAATAAAGCTTGACAAACATTGCCGTATATGATAAGCTTCATTCATGAATATCGTACAAATATTAGACAATTTTGCCTTATGCACTCTTTTAGTGCATATATTATTTTCAATATATTTGACAAACCCTTATAAATCAATAACTTGGGCTACCGAAAAGTGCTTGACACGGCTTTAAAAATACCATATAATGGACACATGAATAAATTAAAACACACTAAAAAAACTGACTTTCAAAATACTCTAAATTT